TAATTTTTTAATCTATATATTATAGGAGATTATATTATGGGCTGTGGATGCAATAAAAATAAACAAAATAATCCTGAATTTAGACCTCAAACTCCAGAAGAAGCAAAAGGAGTATTATCTAAAAAAATAGGAATGGTTCAAAGTTTTGCTACCGCTTTAGCTTCTCGTGGATTCGGTAACAATAAAGTAAACAAAGCAACAAAGCAGTTACGAGTTCTTAGTTGTTTTGGAAACAAACATCTTGGTGGAGAGCTTCCTTCTTGTGAACACTTAAAAGAAAGCTCTACTCCCGGAAAGCATTTCTGTGGTGGATGTGGCTGTGGTGATCGGGCAGCTACTTGGCTTATGTCGCAGGGAGAAAAGTACAGTAAACTAGATTATCCTAAGCTACATTGTCCTTTAAATATGCCTGGATTCACTAATTATCAGCCTAGCAAACCTGATGAAGCAGAATCCCCAATCACAAGACGATATTACATTGAAAATATAGATTATAATGAAGTTGCAAAGATTCCGGTTACTCTTCCTGAAAAAGTAGAACCTTCAGTTCCTCCACAACCAGAGTCTCCTCCACAAACTTAATCTTAAATTAAATTTTGCCATAAATACCATTAAGGAAGTATAATGGCAAATCCAACCTCAAGAGAAAGTTTAATTCAATATTGTCTCAGAAAACTGGGTGCTCCGGTTGTAGAAATTAATGTAGACTGGGAGCAATGCGAAGATCGTTTAGATGAAGCATTGCAATATTTTAATGAACGCCATTTTGATGGTGTCGAAAAGGTATTTTTTAAATACCAGTTAACTCAACAAGACATCGATAATCGATACATCAATACAGAGTCTATATCGTATCCTAATGGGATAGATGGTCCTACCGGAAAGGATATAATTTCTGTTGTGCGTGTTTTGCAGTTTGGCAAATTTTCAAACATTAACATGTTTGATGTTCGATATCAATTAGCATTAACAGACTACTTTGGTATAAACAGAAATTTGAGCGGTACATATTCCATGGGTCTGGCATCTTACGATGCAACTAAAAGATATATTAAATTGATCGAAGATCTTTTTCAACCAGAAAAAGCTGTTAGATTTAGTAAAGTAACAAATAAATTATACTTAGATATGAATTGGGAACAAGAAGGAACAGCAGGAGATTATTTGGTAATACAAGCTTATGCTGCTTTAGATCCTAATACTTACAGTGAAATATTTAATGATCGTTATTTAAAACGATATCTCACTGCTCTAATAAAGAAACAGTGGGGAACTAACATGTCTAAGTTTGATGGAGTTGCTTTACCTGGTGGAGTTACTCTAAGAGGTTCTCAGATATACGCAGAAGCTGTAGCAGAAATTGCTCAAATAGAACAAGAAATGATATTTAACTACGAACTGCCCGTAGATTTTATGACAGGATAATATGCCTACTAATCCTTATTTTAAAGATTATTCAGGAGAGCAAGATGTAACAGAAGATCTCACCATCGAAATTATTAAAACGATGGGCCGAGAAATGTTTTATATTCCTAGAGATATTGGTAGTTTAGATGAAATTTTTGGAGAAGGAAATAGAGTTAGCTATAATTACGGCATACCTTTAGAAATGTACATCGATATTGTAACAGGGTTTTCTGGTCAAGGTGACCTGTCTACAAAATTTGGTATTGAGGTTAAAGATAATATTATATTAACTCTTTCTAAGAAAAGATTTAAGCAAGAAGTTCAAACTCGATTTCCTAGCATAACAAGGCCCCGAGAAGGTGATTTAATATTTTTTCCTTTACCTAAAGCTATATTTGAAATTAACTTTGTGGAACACGAAAATCCTTTTTACCAACACGGAAAACTTTACTCTTATCAGCTAACATGTGAGCTCTTTACTTATAACAATGAAGAAATGATTACAGGAAATACTGAAATAGATGCAGTAGAATCAGAACGCCAGGGGCTTACTGCAGAAAATCAAGAATTTGCAACACAGAATGACAGTATTTTTGATTTTACAGAAACAGATCCATTTTCTGGTGGAAATTACGGTGATTAATTATGTTTAATTATTATTATAACCAATCTATCCGAAAGCTAGTAATTGCTTTTGGTTCTTTGTTTGATAATATGAAAGTTAAACAATTTAATAAAGATGGATCTGAACGGATAATAATGGTTCCTTTAACTTATGCACCAAAAGAAAAATTTGTAAAAAGAATTACACAACCTAGCTCAATTAGTGAACAAACAAGAATTCAATTAGGAATTCCTATTCTTTCATTTGAAATGTCTGGTATAGCATATGATGCTACTAGAAAATTCAATAAACTAAACAAAAAAACATCAAATATGTGTGGTGCTACAGGCGCATATTCGTATGCAGAAGCACCATATAATTTTGGATTTAATTTATATTGTTACTCTAGAAACATCGATGAAAATTTAGAAATAATGGAACAAATATTGCCTCAATTTTCACCAGAATTTATTGTTAGTTTAAATTTTACATCTTTGCATCAAAAAATAGATGTGCCTATAACTTTAGCAGGCGTTCAATTAACTGAAGAATACGAAGGCGATTTTAATACTAGAAGGCTGATTATAGGAAGTTATCAATTTATAGCTAAATCGTATGTGTTTGGAGAAGTACGGTCTGCTTATCCTATAAAAGATATTCAAGGATTTGCTCTAAATATTGGAGATGGATTTACACTAGGAACATTCGGTATTACCGCATAAATATTTTTATGGACTCTTCTGATATTATTTCTAATAATTTAGGTATTGAATTTGTGGGACCAGTTAAGCCTATAATTAAAACCACTCCTGAAACTTCAGGAATTAGTTTGGATGCAGATTTTAATTATGTTCGTGATAATATAAAAGGCTTAATTAATAACGGAACCGATGCTATAGACGAAATTTTAAAAGTAGCAAAAGCGGGAGATTCTCCACGAGCATATGAAGTAGTTTCTCAATTATTAAAAACTGTTGCAGATATGAATAAAGATCTTATTGATCTATATCAAAAAACAAAAACAGCGAAAAAAGAAGATATCAAAGTTAATCACACTACAAATAATTCTATTTACGTTGGTTCTACTAGCGAACTTCAGGATCTTATTAATAAAGATCGTAGCAGATTAAAAGCTTTAGATAGTCAAAAATTTTTAGATAATAGCAATGGGGTATAAAAAGAAAACAGGATATCTCGGTAATCCCAATCTTAAAGAGGTTGGTACCTCTATAGAATTTACTAAAGAACAAGTAGAAGAATATATTAAATGTTCTAATGATCCTGTTTATTTTATTAAAAAATATATTAAAATTGTTACTCTGGATAAAGGACTAGAGCCGTTTGAGTTATACGATTATCAAGAAGATATTGTAAATAAAATACAAAATAACAGATACGTTATAGCAAAACTTCCACGCCAAACCGGAAAAAGCACAACAACAGTGGCGTGGATGGTTCATTATTTGTTATTTAATCAAAATGTAAATATTGCCATTTTAGCCAACAAATTAAAAACTGCCACAGAAATTATGAAACGATTAAAGGAAGCATATGAGTATCTTCCTAAATGGTTACAGCAGGGAGTAGTAGAATGGAATAAAACTTCTATTTCTTTAGAAAATGGCTCTCGGGTCATGGCATCAGCTACTTCTGCTTCTGCTGTTCGTGGTGGTTCGTATAATGTTATTTTCCTAGACGAGTTTGCTCACGTTCCGCCGAATGTTGCAGACGAATTTTTTAGTTCTGTGTATCCTACAATTACTTCTGGTCAAACGACCAAAGTTATTATTGTGTCTACTCCCAATGGACTAAACATGTTTTATAGTCTTTGGCAAGGAGCAAATAGAACGTTGGGTCAAGAAGGAAAAAATGAATATATTCCTATAGAAGTTCACTGGAGCCAAGTTCCTTTGTATCCGGGTGGTCCTTTGCGTAACGAAAAATGGAAAGAACGAACAATTAAACAACTAGGTGGTGGTTCTGGAGGACAACAAAAATTTCAAAGCGAATACGATTGCGATTTTATTGGTTCTTCTAACACTCTTATATCATCTTCAAAATTGCATGTTTTGTCTGCAAAAACTCCATTAGGCGTAACAAAAGAAGGATTGTGGATATATGAAGAACCAAAAGATAATAGAATTTATGTTATGACAGTAGACACTTCTAGGGGCCAGGGCAAAGATTATAGTGCAATTGTAATGTTTGATATTACTGAGGCTCCATATAAAATAGTAGCAAAATATAGAAACAATATAATTTCTCCTATGCTTTTGCCTACTGTTATAGCATCTTTAGGCAAAAAATATAAAGATGCATATGTTTTAGTAGAAGTTAATGATATTGGAGGGCAAGTTGCAGACATTTTACACTACGATTTAGAATACGATAATATCCTTATGAGTATGAATAAAGGCCGTTCTGGAATGGTTTTAAATGGTGGATTTGGAAAGGGCGAATCTTTATTTGGTGTTAGAACTACCGCAACCGTTAAAAAATTAGGTTGTTCTATTTTAAAAAGTCTTATAGAACAAGACAAATTGATAATAGAAGACGAAGATACTATTAAAGAATTATTATCATTTGTTGCAAAGTATAATAGTTTTGCTGCAGATGAAGGACACACAGACGACTTGGTTATGTGTTTAGTTCTTTTTGCTTGGCTGACAAAACAAGGGTATTTTAAAGAATTAACCAATATTGATATCCGAAAAGAGCTGTTTGAAGGAGAAATTAAAAAAATAGAAGAAGATGATTGGTTTAGTTTTGGATTTATTTCAAATGTAGACACCGACTCCGACGATCCTACTACTAAAGATGGAGAGTCCTGGTCTAAAGTCTAGTCTCTAAAAAATATAAATATTTAATAAAATAGATTTAAATTTATAAATCTAGGAGAAAAAATGTCAGTATTCATCCAAAACAACACCTTTACATCCACCGTAACCAGTGAAGCTGCTTCCCCTCTTGTGGCTGGTGTATTTTCTCAAACCGGATTAGTTGCCTTATTTGGTAATACTGGTTCTAATGGAACTTCTGAACAAGAAATTGGTCTGATGACCATTGACAATATTAATAATTGGTTTTCTAGATTATATTCTCGATCTTATGGAATTTCGGGTCCGACCGGATATTGGGCAAACGAGTGGTGGGCTGTGCACAATTATTTACAATACGGAGGAATTTGTGTTATAGGGGGCACCGGTTCCACGGGCGATTATTACAGTAATACTGGTTATTTGGAGGTTACAAATACCCCATTACACAACAAATCTCTTGTGGATCTGGATGTGGTATTCGAGACAGGAAACACTTTCTCTGCTGGTGCAGCTGCAAGTATTGCTTCTGTAAGAAAAGATTGTGTAGCTTTTGTAGGAAACAATAAAAAACTTACCGGAATTCCAGGATTAGCTTCAAATTACAGTTCTGTAGAAAGCGATTTTGGAATTACCTCCGCTAGCGAATATGTTGCATTTGTTGGAGGCAGAAAGAAATTTGTTGCTGGAGTAGGTTCTGCAGTCAATATCCTAGAAGCAAATCTTAGTCCGGATGCAGCTGGATGTGTTGCTAGATCAATAAGAGACGCTAAAATATGGTCTGCTCCAGCAGGAAAAACCAGAGGTAGAATATTGGGTGTTGTAGCAATGCAACAGAATTTTGGTGAAACTGATATAGATTATATTTCTGGTGGTAAAGTTAATCCTATTGTGGTATATCCCGGAGAAGGCACATTCTTGATGGGCAATAAGACCGCATATGTTGGAACAGGAGCTTTATCTAAAATAAATAGTATATTAATGATATCTTATATTAAGAAAGAAGTTTTGTCTATTGCTAGAGGATTGCTTTTTGAAATTAATGATGCTGCCACCAGACAAAAACTGATAAGTTTAGTAACTCCTATACTAGAAACAGTAAAAGCAGGAAACGGAATATCAAATTATCGTATAGTCTGCGATGATACCAATAACACAACAGCTGTTGTAGAAGCAAATGAATTAGTAGTCGATATTTACGTAAACCCAACATATACTGCAGAAACTTTAGTTATCAGAATAACAAATAGTAGTTCTTCCGAAGCTTATAGTAGTTAAGGAATATAAATGTCGCATACAATATCAAATTTTATTGATTCTTTTGCAGGCGGAACCAGGCTAAACCGTTTTAAAGTAAGCGGAGATATTGGTTCTACAAATAGAGTACAAGGAACTTTTACAAATTTTCACATTCGTTCTGCTAGTCTTCCTTCATCTACAATCTCTCCTATTCCCATTTCTTATAGAGGAAGAGTTGTGAATTACCCTGGCGAAAGAACATATGATCCTTGGGTCATTACTGTTTTAGATGATAATCCTAAAACTTCTCAGAATAAAACTTTATATACTGCATTTCACAATTGGATGGAAGAAATAAATTCTCATGACACTAATATTTCTAGCGCAAACATAAACAACAACCCAAGAACATCATTTGCTAAAAGCACGTGGAGTGTTGAACAATTAGATCCAAACGGAACAATTACTCTTAGAAAAATGACTCTGTATCATTGCTGGCCAGTATTAGTTGGTCCTCTTCAATTAGATATGGGCCAAGATAATGTTTTAAATGCTTTTTCAGTGACTATTGCGTATACTTATTACACACTTAATGCATCTAAATAAGGTAATATATTATGGAATTAGAATTATTTGGCTTTAAATTTGGAAAGAAAAAACAAGAACCCATAACTTCACAAGATATTATAACGCCAGATTCGTATGATGGCTCTTATATCTTGGAAACCGGTGGAGTTTTTGGTACATTTGTTGATTTTTCTGGTGCTGTTCGTGATGAAAACCAGATGATTCAGCACTATCGTTCTATGGCATTATATCCTGAAGTGGATGCTGCTATAGAAGATATTGTAAACGAAGCTATAGTATTAGATCAAGACAGAAAACCTATTAAATTAAATTTAGATCACGTTAATCTTTCAGAAACAATTAAAACAAAAATATATTCTGAATATAATCATCTTTT